ACCAACATCGACATCGACATCACGCCCAAGGGTACGGGTGAGGTCAACATCACCAACATCGACGTGCTGAGTGGGAAGGTACCGTTCGGCACGGTTACCGGCCGTGCGTTCGCCGCATTCTCCGACATCACGGACCAGACGGGCAGCACGACTGTTGCGACTCCTGTGAAGTTCGGTACGACCGATGTCGTCGGTCAGGGCATCACAGTGGTGACGGACGGTACCAACCTCACGCGCGTGACATTCGCTGCGGCGGGTACATACGCACTGACGCCGAACCTGCAGCTAACCAATACGGACACGGCTGACCACGATGTAACGATCTGGTTTGCGCTGAACGGTACCAACATCGACCGTTCTGCAACCAAGATGACCGTGCCGAAAGCTACAGACGGAGGCAATGCGTTCTTCCAGATATCAGTCTACGTCACTGTGACCGCAGGACAGTACATCCAAGTCCTCTGGCTTCCCGAGAACACGGCTGTGCGGCTTGACCACACGGCAGCGGTCGTCGGTCCCCCGGCGATTCCTGCCGTTCCTTCAGCGATTATGTCGGCCGAAAGGATCGCGTAATGGAGGACGTTCTGATCGACGACAGCCTCCCTGAGCCGATCCCGTACGGCGACCTGTATCTCAAGTTCGCCGATGAAGCCGAAGCCACCACGGCGTTGGAGGGCTATGTTGGTAGCATCGATATGATCGGGGTCATCTACAAGCCGACTGGGCAGATGATCCAGACCGATGAAGGCGAAATGCCCGAGATGGCTGCGGTCGATGGCTGGCACGTCAACACGCGCGGTCCGATGCCTGCGGAACTGTTGCCGTTCGCTGTTCAACCTGCACATCCTGTGAGGATCTGGGCATAGCATGGCTACCAAGAAATCACCTGCATGGCAGCGCAAAGAAGGGAAAGATCCCGAGGGCGGGTTGAACGCCAAGGGGCGCGCTTCGTACAATCGGGCCAACCCCGGCAAGCCGGGACTGAAACCTCCCGCTCCAAATCCCAAGAACGAGAAGGATGCAGCCCGACGTAAGTCATTCTGCGCCCGGATGTCTGGAATGCCGGGGCCGATGAAGGATGAGAAAGGGAAGCCAACCCGCAAGGCGTTGTCGCTTAAGGCATGGAACTGCTGACTTGTACCCGCTGCAAGACGCCGAAGCCGGAGACGCCGGAGTTCTTCCCCTTGCACAACAAGAAACGTAACGGCTTGGATAGTTGGTGTCGCGCCTGTCGTGCAACTTACCGCAATGAAATTGCCCGAGGCAAGTTCCGCAGCGTCATCTCCGATGAACTTCTCAAGGAGATCAAGCGGGATATTAAGGAGTGCGTGATCTGTGGGAGCGAGGAGCCACTGGTTATAGACCATGATCACCAAACTGGTAAAGTGCGGGGTATGCTCTGTAACCACTGCAATCGCGGGCTGGGACATTTTCGAGACGATCCAGAGTTGCTGGAGTTTGCAGCGCAGTATGTGCGTGAGACGCGCGACATAGGAGAGTGACATGGCTGCCTCGCCCAAGCCCAGCAATCCAGCGCTCTGGAGCCGTGTGAAGGCTGCAGCCAAGAGCAAGTTCGATGTGTACCCGTCGGCCTACGCCAATGCGTGGGCAGCCAAGGAGTACAAGAAGCGCGGTGGTAGTTGGTCTGGCCCTGACAACCGGGTGAAGAAAAGTGGCTAAGGGCGGCCTTGGCAAGTGGTTTGGTGAGCAGTGGGTCGACGTGAAGACCGGCAAGGAATGCGGTCGCTCGGGCCCGGAGAAGTCCGCTAGAAGCTATCCTGCGTGCCGTCCTGCCAGTGCTGCCAAGAAGATGACGGCAGCCGAGAAGTCGACGATGTCGAGCAAGAAGACTGGCCCCGCCAGACAGGCATGGCCTGTGACCCCCGCAGGTAAACGAAGGAGCAAGTGATGAGCAAGATGTACATCCGTGTGAAGAAAGACGGTTTCATCTATGACTACGACGAGATTCTGGCGAAGAACCCGGCCTGCGAGGTCGTGCCCGAGGAAGTCGCCTACCCTGAGCGGTTCGTCCCGGTCGAGGCTCCGCAGCGTGTGGCTGCCGTGCGCAAGAAGCGTGGTGCGGCGCTCGACCTGACCACCGAGGAGATCCCGGACGCACCGGTGCAGACCTCCCCGGAACTGGCCGCTGACGCCGCGCGAGGCCTGCCGCAATGACTCCGAGCGAAGTAGTCACCGAAGTGCGCCGTCTGATTCAGGACACCAAGACTCCGTACCGATACAGCGATGCGGTGTTGGTTGGGTTCGTGAACCAGACGATCAAGCGCATGGTGCTACTTCGCCCGGATCTGTTCTCGACCATCGGGGAGATCCCGCTCACTGCCGCGACGGTGTTGCAGGACTGCCCCGCTGGGGCGGTGCGGCTGATGGAGATCTTCCAAGTCAAGGGTGGGGATGCCGTCACCGAGGTATCGCGCCGCACGCTGGACCAGACCTATCCGGGCTGGGTAAGCGAGCCGCCCGACAAGCCGGTGAACTTCATGCGGCACGTGCGCAACCCCACCCAGTTCTTCGTCTATCCGCGCCCGGCTACCGGCACGATCCTGATCGGGGAGTACGTGCTTCCGCCTATCGACTACACCATCGACCAGACCATCGACTTGCCCGAGGCGTACTTCACCACGCTGGTCGACGGTACGGTGTTCCTGTCGGAGTCGATCGACAACGAGCATGTTGCCAGTGGCAGGGCCAAGTTGTATCAGGACTCGTTCGTGCAGTCGCTTGGTGTCGGGTTGCAGTCCCGCACGATCACCGACTTCGAGAGTGGCGGTCTTGATCCGAAGGAGGTGATCTGATGCTGACCCGCGACTTCTCCTCGCTGTCCGTACGCCTGCAGCCTAGCGTGCCGGGGTGCCCGCGCCAGACCATCACCCAGTACGTGCGTGACGCGGCGATCATGACGTGTGAGCGCACACTCGCATGGCGCTACCAGCAGCCCGAGTTCAACCTGACGCCCGGCACGTACGTCTACAACTACAGCAAGCCCGCTGATACGCGGGTCCACGCGCTGTTCGGCACGATGATGAACGGGTCGCCGCTCGACGTGCTGACGCTCGATCAGGCGCTGACGTTGTACCCGTCGTGGGCGGACAAGTACACGACGAGCGGCGACATCGAGGAGTTCGGCTCACAGCCCCGGTCGATCACCCAGATCTCGCCGCACCAGTTCGCCGTGCTGCCCCTGCCGGACGCTGAACGCACCTACACGATGCGGATGTTCTACGCCCTCAAGCCCACGCGGGATGCAAGCGGCATGGACGAGGTGGTGTTCGACGAACTCGAAGACGTAATCATGCACGGTGCACTGCAACAACTGCTGGTGTTGCCTGATGCGCACTGGGCGGACCGGGAGTTGGCTGCGTACCACGCCAAGCAGTACCTGTTCCAGTTGAGCGAACGGCGTGCCCGTGCGAACCTCGGCAATGCGCGCGGGGTGATGCGCGTGCGTGCAACGCCTTTCGGAGCCTGATATGTCGACGATCCGCCTCGTTCGCAATGACACCGGTCCGCAGCTTCAGTTCACGCTCACGGACTCGACGACGGGCAACGCCATCGACCTGACCGGGGCGACCGTCACGCTGCACTTCCGGGCGATCAACTCCGACGTACTGCTGTTCAGCCGCCCGGCCTCGGTGCTTTCGCCCGCAACCGCTGGGGTAGCAGTGCTGCAGTGGGCCGTCGGCGACCTCGATCAGGACGCCGGTGAGTACGAGGGTGAAGTCGAGGTGGTGCTGGGCTCAGCCGTGCGAGAGACGATCTTCAACGTGTTGCAGTTTGAACTGCGTGATGACTTCGCATGAAACTTCGGGTAGCCGTCAGCGCAATCAGGCTTGGGTTATCGGTAGCAGCCCAGCGGTTGGGCGTCGTTGCTACCGCAATCCGGCTTGGGCTGGCAGTGCCCGCCATGAAGTTGCAGACCGCTGTGGGTCAGTTTCTCAGGTTCCTGTCCTTTACCGACACGGTATCGAGTACTTCGTCCGCACAGATAGAAACTCAGAAGCCGTTCACCGACTCCGGTAGGGTTGTAGAGACCAGAGTCGAAGTCGAAATACGCAAGCCTTTTTCCGACGGTGCGGGGTCCGACGACGATGCACAGTACTTCTTCGAGGACTATGTAGTTGGTGCCCCCGGTGGGCAGACGTACACGATCCCAAAGCAGATAGTACTGGATCTATCCAAGCCACGTAGTGATTCGTTCAGTGCAGCCGAGTCGGCTCAGCGTCTGTTAGCAACCGCTCGCATGGATGCTATCAGTGCATCCGATATCCGTGGCGGATTTCTGGTTATCAAAGCGCTACAGGAGGGTGTCCTAACCAACGACGAGTTGAGTGGAACTGGGTCGGGGCTACTTTTCAAAGGATTCAACACTATTCCGCGTGCGCTTGACCTGCACGCGGTGTTATTGCAGCGGGCGGTTGGCGACACCGCACGTGCCATTGATGCGCGGACGCTGTTAAGCGGTAAAGCGGTGGGGGATACACCGCGTGCATCCGACCTACGCAGTTTGACAAGCGGCAAGGTAGTCGTGGACACTTCGAGAGCATCCGAAGCAAACGTATTTCTGGTTGGTAGGGTGCTGGCGGATACATCAAGGGCACTGGATTCCGGAATAGTTCTTACCCAGAACTACGTAGACAGTTCGACGTACTTTGCCGAGGACTATGTAGGCAACGCAACATGGGCTTTCTCTGTATCGCTGCAGCGCCCCGTTGGCGACACCGCACGTGCCCTTGATGCGCGGACGCTACTAAGCGGTAAGGGGCTAGTAGATACGCCCCGTGCGTCTGATCTACGCAGTTTGACAAGCGGGAAGGTATTCGGGGACACTCCTCGAGTGTCTGAAGCAGACGTACTCCGAGTCAGTAAGGTGTTAGCGGAGACGCCGCGAACACTGGATTCCGGAGCGATTTTCACGCAGGATTATGTGGATAGTGCGACGTACTTTGCTGAAGCCTACGTAGCCAACGTGTCACGGACTTTCTGAAAGGGCCAACATGAAGCTTATTGATCACCCCCGGATGCGCGGCGAAGTTGACATCGTCGTCTTCAATCCCGATGGTACTGTGAAGGAATCCCGCAAGATCCACAACCTTGTGGTCAACGTCGGTCTCGCGTACATCATCAGCCGGATGGTGGGTACGGCACAGGCCGTGATGTCGCACATGGCGCTTGGTGCTGGTACTACCGCTGCAGCCGCCGGGGATACAGCGCTTGGCAGCCCGCTCGGTAGCCGGGTGGCATTGACCAGTACAACGATCAGCGGTACCAACAACGAGCAGGTGGTCTATGTTGCCTCGTTTGGTCCCGGTGTGGGTACCGGTGCCGTGACTGAAGCCGGGACGTTCAACGCATTGACCGGTGGAACAATGCTGTGCCGCACGGTGTTCTCGGTAGTGAACAAGGCTGCGGGTGACACGATGCAGGTTACTTGGACCGTCACGTTGTCGGCTACTTAATCGGAGGTAGCTATGGCAACCATCGTCACCCGTGCAGGTAAGGGTTCTCCACTTACCAACACCGAAGTCGACACGAACTTCACGAACCTGAACGCTGGTCTGACGACTGCAGCGGCGATCACTGGTGGTACGATTGCTGGCGTTGCGATCAGCAGTTCGTCCGGGGCATTCACTACGTTGTCCGCGTCGGGTACGACTACGTTGTCGGCGCTGACGGCGTCTACCGCACTGGCACTGGACGCCAGCAAGAACGTCGTCAGCGTGACCAACACGGGATCAGGCAACAACGTGTTGGCAACCAGTCCGACGCTGGTTACCCCGCTGCTGGGTACGCCGACCTCGGGCACCCTGACCAACTGCACTGGGTTGCCGCTCACGACCGGGGTCTCCGGCACGCTGCCTATCGCCAACGGTGGTACGGGCTCAACGTCCACCACCTACTGTGCGCTGGGGTCCAATGTCTCGGGTACGCTGCCTGTCGCCAACGGTGGTACTGGACAGATCACCTACACCAACGGCCAGCTTCTGATCGGCAACACCACCGGCAACACGCTGACCAAAGCTACGCTGACGGCGGGTACTGGCATCTCGATCACCAACGGTACCGGGTCGATCACGATTGCATCCACGGTCACTGCGTCGGCCTCTGGCGGACAGGCTTTCACCACAAGCGGCACATTCACCATTCCAACTGGAGTCACTGCCGTCAAAGTCACGCTGATTGGAGGTGGCGGCGGTAGTGGTGGGGCTGTCAACGATGGATCCACTGATGGCACTGGTGGCAGTGGAGGGGGTGGTGGGTCTGCAGTTGTGTATCTGACCGGGCTCACTCCGGCAAACACGATCAACGTTACTGTCGGAGGTGGCGGCGCTGCGGGTGCCGCTACTCCCGGCGCTGGCAGCGCGGGCAACAACTCAACAATCACCAGTGGCACTCAAACCATCACCACAGTTACTGCCGCAGGTGGCGGTGCTGGCGGTGCTGGAGTTGGTGTTGTTGGCACCAGCGGCTCAGGTGGGACTACTACAAACGCCACTTGGGGTGTTACCGGGCAGGCTGGCAGGACTACTCCCATCCAGCTTGGCGGGGCGACTCTTCTGGGTTTCGGCACATTTGCGCAACAAGCCGCTGGTGCCGCATACGGCGGCGGCGCGACTGGAGCGATCAACACTTCAACCGCCGGCGTTGCTGGGGCCGCAGGCGGCGCAGGCTTCGTACTTTTCGAGTGGTGACCTATGACGATCCAGAACTACTGTCTGATTGACGCAACCAACATCGTTGACAACGTCATCCTGTGGGACGGGAACACGGAGACATGGACCCCGCCCGCTAGCCACACCTACTTGGTTCAGGCGACAACCCCGTCCAGAAACTGGGGTTGGGACAAGGACGTAAACGACTGGGTGCTTGTCGACTACATCGGCGGCGGAAGCATCGGCTTCGTCTGGGATGGGTCTGTACTCACGACCACCGAGCCCAAGCCGCCCGCACCGAAGGCTGCGTAATAGCCTCCCGCCGAAGTAAAATGACGGCGGCACTGTAATCCGGACGGAGTGTGTAGCTATGGGTGTTCGACGGTTTAATCGCAGGCAGTACGCTACTCCGCTCCCGGAGACCTTGGCGCTGGATTTCATCGGGCGTGGCGACACCCTCGACCCCCGCATCACCTTCAGCCGCGCCAGCAACGCCACGCTGATCAACAGCACGGGCGCGGTCGCGTATGCGCCGCATAATTTGCTGACGTTTTCGGAGTCGTTTGATAACAGCGTTTGGGTAAAGTTTTCAGGTTCTGTGACGGCTAACACATCCGTTGCTCCTGACGGTACAACGACTGCGGATACGTTTGTTGCCAACGGGGTTTCAGGGCTTCACCGAGTCCAGCAAACGGCATCGGCAGTTGCCAGTGGCGGCAGGTCTTTTTCTGTGTATGCCAAGGCTGGAACCAACAACTTTATTCAGCTTCTTGTTGATTCCGACACTGCGCCTTGGGCCAACTTTAATCTTGCCAGCGGCACGATTGGGTCGCAGGGGACAAATCAAACCGCGACGATTGAGTCAGTCGGAAATGGCTGGTTTCGCTGCACCTTGTTTAGCAACTCAGCAAACGCCACAAGTGTAAATATTGCAGTTATCACTGATGGCGCATCTGTTCGCGCCGAGACTAATTCGCTTGCGACAACCGTGCTCATCTGGGGCGCTCAACTCAACGTCGGCGCTCTCCAGCCGTACAACTGCACGACCGTTGAGAACGCGCTGGGGTTCACGCAGGAGTTTAATAATGCGGCGTGGTCGAAGACGAACTCAAGCATTACTGCCAATGCGACTGCCGCGCCCGATGGGTCGGTGACGGCGGATAAGCTGGTAGCAGATGCGACCTCTAACCAGCACAGGGTCGATGTTGCTATTACCGCAGTTGGCGGCACTCCATACACTTTTTCTGTGTACGCAAAAGCGGGCGAGTATTCGTTCTTGAGTCTGAGAACAGGAAACGGCACATACGCCGCTTTCAATCTTTCCACTGGTGCCACAAGCGTCGCCAGCGCGTCCGTGACGGCAACAATGGTTCCGGTCGGCGATGGATGGTACCGATGCTCTGCGACGGAGGTGATTACGGCATCGGGCACAATGACGAGCCGTATCAATGTCACCAACAGCCTGTCGATCAACAACACTCAGGCGACCTTTACCGGCGACGGCACCTCCGGCCTTCTCATCTGGGGCGCGCAGATTTCTGACTCCGCATCGCTCGACCCCTACGTCTACAACCCGGCGGCCGCGTTCACCTCGACGGCGTACTACGGGCCGCGCTTCGATTACGATCCGGTGACGCTGGCCCCGCGTGGATTGTTGATCGAGGAGCAGCGGACGAATTTGCTTTTGCAGAGCGCGGACCTTTTTGAGAACGGAACCGGCGGGGTTAACTGGATATGGCCGGTGGGCGTTGTGTCAAGCAATACCCAAACCGCCCCAGACGGCACGCTGTCTGCCGACACGATCACTACGACGGGAGGCGCGCAGAGCGCATATCAGTCGGCCACAGTCACGGCATCCACTGCGTATACGTTCAGTTTTTACGCAAAGCTGGGAACTATGTTGGCAAGCGATTTCAAGATCGCTGTCTACAACAACTCCACTCCGGGCTTTATTGCTTCTGATGTCGTTCCGACGCAAACCCCGACGACAACGGGCTGGACTCGGATTACCTACACATTCACGACTCCAGTTGGCTGTACGTCAGTGCGCGTGTACCCGTTCCGCAATAGCTTAGGGATTTCGTCATCGACCGTTTTCATCTGGGGCGCACAACTCGAAGCCGGAGCCTTCGTCACGTCATATATCCCGACCACCACCGCAGCCGCGACCCGTGCGGCTGATGTGGCGACGATGGTGGGGGATAACTTCTCGAACTGGTATAACCAGAGTGAGGGGACTTTGTTTGCGGAGGCTGCAAACATTCCATCGAACTACACTTCGGGCGTTTTGATGGACGTTGGTTTTGCTGGTGCGTTTGGAACGTCTGCCTATGTTGCATGTACCGGCACGGGCTGGTCGCTTAATCCTAACATCGCGCCTCTGAACCTGTCCTCTGCTGTAAGCACTACGCTGCCGAGCAAAGTCGGTGCTGCGCTTGCAGCAAACAATTCTGTAATCGCGGCCAACGGCGCACTTGGCCCTGTCGATACGTCTTGCGCACTTCCGGCTGGAGCAACAATCCTGTCAATCGGCAAGGCTGGCTGGAACACAAGCAACTACCTGAACGGCCACATCCGCCGCATCGCCTACTACCCCCGCCGCCTGCCGGATGATCAACTGCGTGGTATCACGGTATGATCTGCAGCATGTTCTACGACCAATAACCAGCTAGGGACGACCCATGGAAATCAATGCCTTCTCCCCAACCGGGCTTACCGTGTCGTTCGCGGCTGCAGCCTCTGCACCCACCAGCCAGCAGGCTGTGTCCTCCAGCCCGATCACCCGGCCGACCAACCGCTACCGCGTGGTCAACTCCGGCGCGTTCACCGTCTTGCTGGGTGTCGGGGCTACGGAGGCTGCGGCCCGTACTGCTGCCGCGTCCCTTGCTGCTGGCGCAGTGCCCGTGCTGGCCGGTACCGTGGAGATCCTCGGCTTCCCGGTGGGTTCGTTCTTCAGCGCAACGTCCGTGTCCAGCACCTCGGTGGTCTATGTCACCCCCGGCGAAGGGATCTAAGGGGGTACTTGCGTGGAGCAGTCGATCATCAACTGGTTGTTCGCCGGATTCGGTGCCGCCCTCGGATGGCTGGTGAAGGTCGTCTGGGATGCCATCAAGGAACTCAAGGCCGACATGAAGCAGATCGAGCGCGACCTCCCCGAGGTCTACGTGCGCAAGGATGACTTCAAGTCCGCCGTCGCGGACATCAAGGAGGACATGAAGGAACTGCGTATCGACATGAAGGACGGGTTCACCAACGTGAACAACACCCTCGGTCTGTTGTTCAAGAAGCTCGACCGCAAGGAAGACCGGGACCACCCAAGGAGCGAATCATGATGAAAGCTGCCAAGAAGCCCGCCGCCAAACCGATGGCCTACCAGAAGGGTGGCATGGTGTTCAAGCCGTGCGCCAAGTGCCCGAACCCCGCCAAGTGCAAGGCGATGGGCAAGTGCATGGCGAAGTCCAAGTAAGGAGACTGCTATGTCAGACCAGCGACTGGACGCAGAAATGCGGCTCAAGGAATTGGAGGCGCACTCTCCTGCTAAGGAAGTCGCTGGTAAGGCCATCGGCAAGTGGGGGCTGCCCGCGATTGTGATCATCGTTCTGATCGGCGTTGGTGCAAGCATCGCGCTCGACGAGGGCAAGATCGCAGCCGTGGTGGGTCTGGTCAGCGCGGCACTCACCGCGCTCATCGCCATGTTGAACGGCATCGCCGGGGCGACTGCAAAGCAGGAGAAGCCCGAGTTCGAGGTGATGAAGCAGTTGATCGACAAGCTCGACCGTCTGGACCGTCAAGAGCAGCCCATGAAGGTTGATGTCGAGGGCAACCGGGTGATGGTCACTAAGGGCGACAACGTCGTAACGGCCCATACCAAGGAGTAGGTCATGCTGATCGACGGACTGCTGGCTGTTGGTGGCAAACTGATTGACAAGCTGATCCCAGACC